TCACGCCAGGCACAGAAGAAGATCAGGGGCAACTCGATCAATTAGAACCGATAGTTTGCCCAGAATGTGGCCACGAATGGCAAAAGTAGATTTAAAGATTGATTGGGCTACTCATGAAGCTGCTAAGTATGCTTGCGCGAATTGGCACTATTCCAAGTGTGTACCAAAGTCAAAAATTGTTAAATGCGGTGTATGGGAAGAAGGAAAGTTCATAGGTGTTGTCCTTTTTAGTAGTGGTGCAACCTGTAACATCGGAAAGCCTTATGGTTTAAATCAGCAGCAAGTATGCGAACTAACCCGCATAGCATTGACGAAACACAAAACACCTGTATCAAGAATAGTTAGGTTATGCTTGAAGTTATTAAAACAACTGTCGCCGAACCTAAAGCTAATTGTCAGTTATGCAGATACAGGACAAGGCCACAGCGGGGCAATATATCAGGCAGGCAACTGGACATATCAAGGATATTTTGATGGTGAAAGCTGCATAAAAATTAAAGGTAAGGTTTACCATAGGCGAAGCATTGCAGGCAAATACGGTACATCATCAGTTAAGAAAATACATGGAGCTGAAAAGGTCATAGCTTCAGGAAAGCACAAATACCTAATGCCACTCGACGCAGAAATGAAAAAACAAATAGCACTACTTGCAAAACCATATCCTGAGCGTGTCAAGCAGGCGATAACATCCGACCAGGGTGACAGCGGCGGGGCAGCACCGACCGACACGCTCCAAACTAAAGGTGTTAGAGATGGGCAGAAACTTAATTGAAATAGATTGGGTGAAAGTCGAGAAGCTCTGCCTAATACAATGCACAGGTGAAGAGATCGCTGCGATAATCGGCGTTGATTATGACACTCTAAGCGCGGCTATAAAGCGAGAATACGAGCAGGATTTTTCGGACTACTATAAAAAACATTCTGCTGGAGGCAAGGCTTCACTCCGTAGAATGCAGTTTAAGACGGCTGAAGGCGGCAACCCGACCATGCAAATCTGGCTAGGCAAGCAGTACCTCGGGCAGACGGACAGACATGACGTATCAGTCGGAGAGTTCAGCCCTGACGACGAGTTCATGTAATGGGCCTATGGCTAAAGTCTGACCCGATACTTGACGATGACGGTGGCGTTATCCAAGGCGGCATGTTCGCACACCAGCGCAAGTGGTGGGACAGCAAAGCCTATATCAAGGCACTGATAACCGGATACGGCGGCGGCAAGACGTTGATAAGCGCAAAGAGGTCAGTTGCTCTTGCACTACACAACGCGCCAAGCCCCTGCCTTTACGTGTCACCATCTTACAAGTTGGCAAAGAGGACAATCATCCCTCACCTCAAGGCTTTACTTAATGGCCGGGGGATAAAACACACTTACAACAAGACAGATCATGAGTTCCGAATCTACCACCAGGGCAGGGAAGGATTGATCTGGATAGGCTCAGGCGATGACCCGGACGCGCTGAAGGGGCCAAACATCGGCGCGGCCAATATCGATGAGCCGTTCATTCAGCATCGTGATGTATTTGACCAGGTGCTCGCCAGGGTAAGGGACCCAATTGCCAGACACAGAGAAATCACACTGACCGGAACACCAGAAGAGCTGAACTGGGGTTATGAGATATGCGAAGGCGACGAAGTAGACAACTTTGATATCGAGGTTATCCACGCCGCAAGCTCCGACAACAAAACTCTACCTCAACAGTACATCGAAAGCCTGCTGAAAGGGTACGACGCCGAGACGGTGGAAGCCTACGTGAAAGGGCTTTTTGTACTGAGAGGCAAAGGCGTTATCTATCGTGACTACTGCGAAGAGAACCTGACCGACAGAGTATTCAAGCCGGGTCCGATATTCTGGACGCATGATTTTAACTTCCTACCGATGTCGTCAGCCATTATTCAGCGAGAAGGTGATAAGTGCTTCGTTGTTGACGAGATCGTGCTTGACCATGCAGACGCAAGGGACGCAGCTCTGGAATTTGTCGAGAGGTACAGGGAGCACAAGAATTGCCCTGTCGTTCTTTACGGTGATCCATCCGGACGGGTTGGCGAGATACACGGCAAGATTTCAAACTACATAGAGATAGAGACCATCTTGCGAGAGCACGGATTTAAGGTTACCAGGAAAGTCCAACTCAGCACGCTGTCAATCAGGGATGGTCAGAACAGCCTTAAGGCCAAGATCAGAAACTCGCTCGGTGAGGTCACGTTCTTTATCAACAAGAAACTGGCCCCTGTCTGTCATAAGGCGATGACCACAGTGCAGACAAAAAAGGGCATTAACGGCAAGCCTGGCTCAACATTTCTCGAAGACGAGACGAACAACGCCCAACATATGGGCACAGCATTAAGGTATTTCGCACACACCGAGTTCACGGCTGCTGGTAGGCCTAGCGTACAGGTATGGTAATGGATTATAGAGAGCACCTACAGCGTTTAACCGAAGCGGAAGTGCAATCTGCTCAAAGGGCAGTGGACTATCTGAGGAACAACGTCAAGCCACGGCTTGAGGAACTCCTGGACACGCCCGGCTTAGGCATAAAAGATTGGCGCAAGCGTGGCGTTATGCTGATGTGGAACAATATTCTACGGCAGATCATCCGCAAAACTGCAATGTCCTACAAAAAATCCCCTGTGCGTTCGGTTCTGACAGGAGGAGCAGTGAACGAGGCGGCTACCGGCAGATATAACGAGATGATTAAGGCGTCGAACCTAAGCGAGTCTTGTGCAACCATCGATTCATGGTCGCGACTCCTTGGCGTTGCTGGCGTAATGACGCTTTACGTGCCAGAAACCGAAGAATTCACTTTTGCACCTATTGCAAGGCATAATTGCGATGTTGATTATGACAAAAGAACCAGAACGACGAACAGCCTGTTTTATGGGACCGGAGCAGTCGGGCCAAAAGGCGGCCAGATATATGTCCAGTGGACGAAAGACAGAGTGCTCGAATATGAGCAGCAAGGCCAAGAATTCTCTTTAATCGGGCACCCAACTGATAACCCCTACGGATTCGTCCCTGTTTCGTTCCTGGATGATACCGCACAGTCACAATCAGGCATCTGGCACCCCCCAGCGTGGGAGCAACTGACGACGGCGGTAGAGGCGTCAGCTCTGTTTTTTATCGAGACCAAGTTTAATTCACGCTTTCAAGCGTTCCCTGCACTGTTTGGAAACGTCGAGATCCCGGAAGGAACGACCGTCGGCCCTGACACCGTCGTCAAGTTCAACACATTGCCAGGTGACAGTATTTATCTCGAATACAAGTCGGCAACCGCAGTGTCTGTATCACTTAAGGCGTTTATCGAAACGTTTGAGACGTTCAACTACAACCTTGCCCAAGAGTGGGGGGCCAACCTTAAAATTTCTGGGTCCGGGACAGCCAACAGTGGTTTCCAGCTCGTTGTTGATGAGTTCGACTCCCTTGAAGAGCGTGAATCCCGCCTCCTGTTCGCGGGGAAGTTCGAGGAATCGGTTTTTCGTACTGTGAAGGCTATATCTGACGTTCACGGGCTAGGGATACATGGCGACGAGTTGAGCGTTGATTTTGAAGACAGCAAACTCCCGGTTGACACACTTGAAGAGTGGAACATTAGAAAAGAGCAGATTGCCATGGGCTACACATCTGTCGATGCAGAGTGGCGCAAGGACAACCCAGAGATCACAGACGAAGAGATAGCACGGCGGAAAGCTGAGATAAATGGCCCAGCCGGTCCAACTTTCGGGAATATCGTTGATGAGGGCAACTGATGCCTCTCGCATACGTCGACAAGCAATCAGCACAATTTGCCAAGAATCTTGATCTGGTTCTAGCTGACCTCAACAAGCGGATAATTAACATTCTCGCTGGGGCCAGTCATCAAGGAGAGGTTGGCGCAGGGGCTCTACTCGACTCGAAAGCCGCTATCCTGCAAGCCCTCGAAGATGCCGGATTCTACGACCTGGCAGCACAACACGCTGCGGGCTACGAAGGGATGGTGGAATCAGTCACCAAGTACATGACCGGAAGAGGGGTCCCTGCTCCGAAGTTCAGAACTATCGACAAGACAACTTTCCAGCAATTGGCTGGCGTGGATATCGAGGGTATCGAGGCGATCGGTAAGGTCGCCGTTGAGAAGCTCCACTTAAGCCTTTACAAAAACGCACTATCAGGCACACCCTTTGCGGATCTCGTGGCAGAGGTTGCTGGCGCAATCGGAGGGCCACTAAAGAACCACGCATATACTTACGCGAACACGGCAAACCTCAACTTTTCAGGCGAGATATTAAGAGTGGCCGGAGAAGGGCTTGGCGCTGATCGGTGGGAGGTAGTCGGGCCGCTCGATGAATCGACAAGAGACGTATGTGTTGACGCACTGAGTGACCCTGTGAGAACCAAGGAAGAATGGCAAGCCGCTGGTTATTTCGGTGGCACCCCTGGCGGTTGGAGTTGCCGACACCAGTTATTCCCTGTATTTGATGGGCTTGAAGATGATTGATCTAAAGGTAAAAGTAAAATTACCCAACATTAAGGCCAAGCCACCAAAGACCAAGTTCTGGAACAAAATAGGTCTCAAGGCTGCCAAAGACATCCGCAAGCGGACAGAGATGCGTGGTAAAGACGTCAAAGGCAACAAGCTTTTGCCATACTCAGCGGCCTATAGAAAAGCAAGGGTAAATGGCGAGGTGAGTAAACCAGGGGGCGGTACTTATGGCCGCCGATCCGGTACTGCGAACCTTTCTCTATCCGGCAGGATGCTCGGAGCAATAGCCAGAGGCGTTAGGCCAAAAAGGACTAAAGTTAGACTGGTACTCTCTGGCGATGAGGGCGGCAAGGCTTACGCAAACGAGAAACGGGGGCGCGAATTCTTCGACGTATCGGACAAACAAGCGGAGGCGATAGCAAGGGCCTACCTGAAAGAGTTCAAACTGTAACGCGAATTTACGTTGATCACGACACGCTGACAATCGGTGTCGGCTACACATACAAGGTCGATTTCACGCGCCAGAAAGGAGCAAGCAATGCCTCAGAGATTTAAACAGTTCGGCAATACCCCGGTCGAAGCCATAACTCAAGCCGTTCCTGTCGTGGACACTAATCATGCTCAGGTGCACGAGGCCCACGCATTTAATACCGTTTTTGAGTCGCTGGCTCTAGCGGCCGCTGCAAAAGCTTATGTTGAAATTGTTATCCCTGCCGGTGCCTATATTCATTTTCAGGCTGCCACTTTTTTTGCCACAGGATACGGAAAGTTGCGGTTTGTAGAATTGGCTGCAGCAAGCACAGGCGGCACGGGAATTGTCCCCGTAAACAGGCACCGCATAGCCGATGCCGCATCAGTGGTGACCGTAAAGCATGGAGTCACCCCCGCCGCTGATGCTGTTGTCATGGATACTCTGCGAGTTGGCAAGCCAGGGTCAGCCGCAAGTGGTCGCATTGGTGGGAACACCGGGGATGATACAGAGTGGGTTCTGAATCCTGGAACATCCTATCTCCTAGAAATAACCAACGTAGACACCGTTGACATTGACGCAACTTTAAGACTTTTTTGGTATGAAGAAGACGGCGCATAACATTAACCTAATATGGCGAGACGCCAGAAAGATGAGGTGACGAGATGTCAGAGACTACCACCGAGACGGTTGTAGAAACCACAACACCCAAGACGTTTACTGAAGCTGATGTCCAGGCGGCAATAGTTGACGCAACGAAGAAGGCAAACGACCAGGCAGCCGGTTTGCGAATCACGCTCAAGGAGCGAGATGAAACAGACGCGGCAACGAAGGTCAAGGAGTCGCAAGACCTTGAGGAATTGCGCGGGATCGTTACAAAGCTGACAGAAGACAACAAAAGCCTTACGCAAAAAGCCGAAGAAACGGCAGCACGCGACAAGGCCGAGCTTGAGAAACTTCTGGAAGCCATCCCCGAAGCCTTGAGAGTCCACGCCGCCAACATGCCGATTGCTGACGCTATCAGTTACGCAAAAGCTATGGCTGGCACGAAGCCAGG